TTTTAACTGCAATTACCGCATCATCGAACAATGGCATATAACCTAAATCATCTACCATATGACGTGTTATTTCATTAGCAGCTACTGTTAAGGTCCATGTATTAGTAGGATAGAAAGTCTTATATTGACTAGTGAATACTCCGTTTAAAGCTTCACATTCTTCCTTTGTGTGTTCATCAAAGGAAGTAGCCCCTTCAGGAATATCACATCGATTAACTATGGTATTTGTAGCGGTATTAAGAGAAGCTTCTAAGTGGCTTATATCTGTATTAAACCATTTACCAAATGATGGTATAAGCATATCTACTTTAGGGAAATAGATCTCTACTTCATCATTATAGATTAGATTAAAGAAGGCATGAATAGATTCTGGTGTACCTCTAGATTTATAGAATTCAACTAATCTTCGGTAGAATATTCGAGGGTCTGCAGAGAATGTTCGAGGTATTGCAATACCAATCTCATTCTGTAATTCATCTAAGAGCTCTTCTTCAATTAAGTCAATATCACGTTGGTGATCTAACTGGTTAAGATAGAATCCTGATTTATTTCTATGCTCTAAATATAAAGCATATACCTTCATGAATTGAACTAACTCAGGGTAATCAGTATTAATGTGCTCTGGTATTAGATCATCTATGTGAGAAGATATATTGTAATAATTCTCTGCCATCTTAGTTACTTACTGTTGTATAACCAATACCTGCTACTGTTCCACCAACGACCATAGAATCAATTTCCCCTTGAATAGTAACTTGGGAAGAGTTAATTCTTAATAGCTCATTACGCGTAGGCTTAATATCACTTGAAGCTGGTTTAGTATTAATATGTAATATATCACCTAATCCAACAACTGAATCTAAATTAAATCCTTCTAATACTACATCACCTGTTAGAGGAGCAACATAACCTACGTCATGATCCAAACTCTTACCAGCTAAATTTAGTATTCGTATTACATTCTTTGCTTGATCATCATTATAATAATCTTGTAGGGTACAGATTTCATTATTATAAATGAATTCTGATGATGTTATATAATTACCATCAGGCCTAATAGCTAATCCTTGGTTAAAGCTAAATTGATATAATCTATCTTCCCCAAGGACTGGTATAAATTCTTTATGCATTGTAATTCTAGTGATGTTAGATACAATTGCAATTGATGTATCATCGATATCCCTAAGTAGATTAGAGTTTCTGAATACCCCTCCAAAAGACTTTAGGTTATCATCATTGTATTTACTAATAGTACCTCTAATTTGCTCTGCTAGGGCTGCGCCGGTAGCATTACTTACATTAGGATTATATTTAAAATGGATATCTAAATCAATATAGGTATAGTCTGGATCTACTAATACTGGGGTAATAGATACAACATTCTTAGGTTTAAGAACCACCCCAATAACTTCTGCCTTCTGGGTATCTGTCAATACTAAGCCATCTAAAGGTTTAATTGATATGTATACCTTACCATAATCAGGTGGTATACTATCTTCTCCACCCCACACTGTTAAGGTATCTACATTACCATAGGAGTTTTGAATAATACCTCTATAATCATCTGGAGTAACTGCTCGGTTTTGAGCTACAAATCCTAAGGGAGCATTAAATTTAATTGATTCAGTAGATTCTGATGGAGAACCACCAACCGCTTGACTAACCGCAGTAATTACCACATCGGTATTTCCATTAATACTATCATTTAATGAGAACTGAGTGGATCCATTAATATCTGTAGCTCCTACTGTAGAGTAATTAATTTTAATGATATTACCTGGATTTAATCTACGACCAATAATACCATCACCAAACTTAATTTCATAGAATCCATCTCTAGACTCTTCTAAAAAATATGTATTAGAGTATCTATCGATATTAATAATATTAGGAATATTAGCAAATGTATCATATGATGTACTTGTAGCACTTTCGTAGATATCTACGATTAATGAATCGGTATTTACGTAATAGTCTTGTAAGGTATAATGCTCGAAGCCAGTCTCATCATAAACATAGGTTCTAGTATTTAATTGTCCTTGTTCTAATCTAACATCTTTAAAAATATAGTTGCCATCAGCATCTATATTTGTAGTATAGGTTGATGAACAAAATAGATTATAAGTAGTGGAATCAATAATAGTTGTGAATACCGTACCTCTTTCAATTGAAAGATTTAAATAGTTACCATCATCATCTTGAATATTAATTGGGTTAATCATCTTAATATCTACATATGCAACTGATGGCTTAGTAGATCTAGGGGTATAACCTAATAACTTAGCGTGGGATACAACACTCTCTCTTAACTGGGCGGTATCCAGGAACGTTTCATTTAATGCGAAGTTAGCATTAACAGAATTGATATGGGTGATATAAGCTAATACGTCAATGACAGTATTCATTGCTGCCCCTTCGAAGTTATAGTCTTGGAATACCCCTGGTTGTTCCTTCATATATGTTATTAAATTAGATTTAATATTTGTAAAATCTAACTCACTAGCATTAATTCTTCTATTAGTACTCATCGTATTCTCTCTAAGGTTGTACCCACATTAAATATTTCCGAAGTGGAAATTACTTGAATAGTTACTGTTATGTCAACTGAATTTCTATCAGGCCTTGTTGCTACCCTAACATTCAATACTTTAACTCTTGGTTCATCGTTATAAATTGCATCTTTAATATTTGTTGCAATAGCTGCAGCAGTAATATTAGTAATATTTTCAAATAGGAATGATATTAAGTTAGCACCAAAATATGGGTTAAATAACTTTTCCCCATGATTAGTTTTTAATATATTTAACACACTTTGTTTTATGGCAGATACATCACTTTTATATGATATGTCACCAGTATTAACGTTATGCTTGAATATAAAATCCAAGTCCACATATTGTATTTCTCTAGATATCTCTGCCATGTATCTATTTATTCATTTAAGTATATATTTTCGCCTTTTAATTTGATATTCTTTAATGAGGTGATGGTTATATCATCATCCGCATTTAAGTTTAACGTCTTATAGGCTTTAATATTAATATCATCATTAGCATTAATATTAACTGATTTAAAGGTATTAATATTGATATTTTCACCAGCCCCTATATTAAGGATCCCATCAATATTAATATCACAATTCATTTCAGCTTTAATTGATATATCTCCCCCAACATAAGTATCTAAATTACCTGCACAAGATATTTTAACATCCCCTGATGAGATAATATTAACTGTTCCTATAACCTCTATAGTATCATTACCTACTATTAATTGATAATTAGGGCCATTAATTCGTTCTACTTTAGAACCATCAGGGTTTAATTCATAAAATGTCCCTGACCTATGGAGTTCTTTAATCCGTTCAGATCCAGGGGTATCATCATACTCTTTAATATGACCTGACTGTGTTTCATACACATGATTAAATGGATATTTTGGATTATAACTAGGGGGAGGCATATGTACCCCAATGACTTCATCATCCGGATCTTTATATGTTTCCCCTCTAGCCCTAGTATTATTATCAGGTTCTGATACTTTTCTAGGGAATTTACCACTAGGATCTACAAACCCTTTAGATGTTTCCCCTTTAACTGAATTACTAACAGTAGGAAGGGTACCCATAATCATAAAGTCTTGTAGGTCATTATCCATAAAGGTACCAACAACCCAACCGCCTTGTAATAGGTAAGTTGAATGGCCTATTCCAGAAATACCTGGGGTGGTTGTCCCTGCCATTACTAATGACCATGCTAATGATTCAGTAGGAATTTTAGCCTTATCTTCATCATGTACATTCATCACTCTAACTTGGGCCCTACCAAGTTGGGCGGGGTCATCAATATTTTCTACAATGCCGTAATATAACTTCATAATTTAATTACCTTTAATTAAGTCAATTGTCTGTGTATAATCACCCGCGTCAATTCTATGGATAATTTTAGATACTATACATGGCCCACCAAATTTACTATTAACATCAGATATTCCAACATTATTACTACCAATAACTAGATCGACTATATACCCTACAGATAAATTAGGTATTGCAATGCATTGATAAGCCGTTGATATCTGTTGATCCATTTCGCTTAATATAGTATTCATTAAAGCCACTTCCATAATATCCCCAGAATTTAATAATGGATCTACGCTATTAGTATACATATCAGGCCTAAATGGTGATGATATACTAATAGCCCCTGTAGTAATTCCATATTTCTTATTAGATATCCCAGAATTAGATAGGTCTAATTTATTAAAATTCTTACCTAATATACCTTTAGCTATTTTTTTAGTAGAGCCATCATTATCTGAATGAATTATAATATGGGAGGGTTGACCAATAGTAGCTAAAGGACTAGTAATTTCATTTAATTTTAAATCTGTTATTGTAGGTTCTACTTTAAAAAATACTGGTTGTGATTTAATAAACCCTAATGTTTCTAAACACCCATTATTTTTACCCAACCTTTGAAACAAAAAGAATGGATTATTATTTGTATCATAAGCTTGGCTTATAATTCTATTAATAGCTTTCTTAGGAGATATATTAGGACATATATAGTGGCCACTAGTTAATGAATCCCCATATATATCTAAGTCCCCAAAGAATTCATTATATATTTTTTTAATGATTTCAGTACTCTTTCCAACAAAGGCCTTTGATAATAATGACATACTATCGATAACAGTATTGATAGACTTTAGATTAATAACATATGTTTTCTTATGAATATTAGATGATATATCAACGTGTCTAACCCCATCAATAATAAATTGTTGCTGTACTTTATTATCTAAATATGTAAAATCAATTATAATTTTAGCTTGGGTATTAATATATCCTTCTAAGGCCCCTATACCATCAACGATTTCTAGATATGCAGATAGATCTCCATATAAAGATTCAGTAATATTAATATTTAATACTAAGGCTGTTATATCTTTATTTATGGCGCCATTATCATTAACAATACCAATTTTTAAATTAGTTACTTTCATTATCCAGCAAGCTCTTTATTAAATGTATCAATAAATTCACTAATAATTTCAGGTTTAATTACTCTAATTCTCCTATGGATATCATTTTGATATGTTTCATGTGCAATATTTGTAACTGCATAAGTACCATGGAC